TTCGGGGTGTAGCGCAGTCCGGTTAGCGCACCTGCTTTGGGAGCAGGGGGTCGTGGGTTCGAATCCCGCTACCCCGACAAAGATTAAAGGTCTATTTCCGTTGGGAATTAGGCCTTTTGCTTTTAGTGATGCCCCATATATAATCCCCAAAACGAAATGTAATCCTTTCTCAAAACGTTTTGTGCGGTTTTCACTTCTATTAGCACAAAACGAAATGTGATTTTTATTGTTAAAAACATCTTGTGATGATAAAGAGATCGGATATCCAACTCATTATTTGTGTATTCAAATAAAATTCAAATACTACTTAAACTCTTTTTTATACAGCATTATATCTGTATAAGTTGAATTATAATTCATTCTTGCATTAAATTCTGCCTTTTTTGTTTTCTCAAATGGATTGCCAATATTAGGATGATTTCCCATCCAACAACAAAGCTCTATGATGGATGATTTATTTGGTACTCTCTGATGGATGAGTAAGGTCGTACACGTATAACGTGCTGTGTGATAAGTTACATGCCTCTCATATAGACCATATCGCTTATGGCAACGAGTGTACCTTATATATTGTTATTATTGCCTATATACCTAAATTTTAGAAATCAGCGGGTATTTTCAGTTGATGATAAAATTAAGTATATAGAGTCTAAAAGGAAGAAGAGACTATCTCACAGATCACTTTATTTTGAGATAGTCTCCTAATTGGTTTCAGATAAATATTATTCAAACATTATTTCTAGTATGTCAAGTTTGCTCATCGGCCATTCATTCTCTTTAGCCAGCTTCAAGGCTCCGTCTTCAGAAAGCTTGTCCAAAGTGATATCTACTTCTTTGTCCAGTTCTGGATTACAGACAGCATCTACCTTTTCTTGATATGCTTTGAAGCTTTCATTAACGATCTTTCGTTCTTCAGCGGAGAGCTCCTTCCATTTGCTTACTTTTTCTTGCATAACCTCGATATTGTCCGGCTTGAACTTCTCCTGCGCATCCTTCAGCAAAGCGTCGTACGATTCAACGTAGGGACGCATAGCCTTCCGGTTTTTGATAATTTTGATTGCGTCCTTGTCATCCATTGTTTTGATCTTGGCATCATCCAGCATTTTATATGCTATCACTAATTTCTCCAGTTTCATAATTCCTGTTTTTTAGGTTAGATAATTGAATTAGATGTAATTGTATCATTGAAGGTCTTGAACGCTTCAGCGATCTTCTGGTTAAGGGAAGCCATCGCTTCGGAATATTCCTCGGAAGTGGCATTCCCATACACGTTAAATGAATTGGAAACATTGACTGATCCTATCTGTTCACCGGTCTCAGAAACTACATTATAGCTTGCTGAGGTGTTGCTGCCGGATTCCTTTCCGTTTGAATCGTAATTCACCTGCTCATTGCGGTTGTTGATCACTAATTTTACTTGTTTTGCCATAACTATAATTTTTAAAGGTTAAAAATCTGTTTTTCTTATTGTAACTTCAAGTCTTGATAATTCTATATAACTGGAATTCCACCATATAACGACAGCTTTAGTTACACTCTCATCTATGTCGTTAGTGGTAAAATCGAAGCTGGGGACTATCGGATAATATCTTATCTGTCCAGCGGCTACCGTTAATTCTCCAGCAGGGCCAGTTTCGTACCACGGCTGCTCATACTTATAATTGACATTGCCCGACTTATATCTGTACACTGCAATCTTACTACCAGCTTCCAGCTTACCTCCTGAAAATCCAACGGCTGTAATACCAAACGTAATGTTGTACAGGCGCAATCTCTTAATGTCAGAATTGCTTTGCAGAACCTCACCACGCGGAGTAATAAAGTCGTATGGTTTGGTAGAGAAAACCTTGACTTTATACAAGGTTGTTGTATCTTCCGTTGCCTTCATGTTTCTGTACCTTCCTTTTACATCTTTTGCCATAAGGTGCATACATACGGTATCTTTGGGGGACATTCCGATAAACTCCAGATCTTCCGCGCTTATCTCCAGCATTGTCTGATGTTTGGGCTGAAACTCTACCAGTTTGTAATATCCAGTTTTACCTTGCACCCAAATTCGGAATACTAGAGTAACACCACCTGTCACATCGTATATGTCGTTAAGAGTAAGTTCAGTTTCTCTCTTTTCCGGCATATATATCGGCACTCTCAAACTTTGTCCTATTACAACATATTCCGGCACTACCAATGTGATCATATCACTTGTCGCTTTTGCGTCATACCCGGCAAAGTCTCCTAATCGATAAGGTGCATTTTGACCACCCGGAACTGGTATATAAGACCATGGAACGTCATTGGGAGAATTGTTTTCCAAATTATCAATAATAGGAATGTTTATATTACATGTTCCATTTTTCCCGATCCACCATTTATCTTTGATAGATACCAGTTGACCGTCCCAAGAATCAACGACAAACGCTCCTGTATTGTCACGTGTAAAATTGACAGGCCCTATATTGCTGGGCTTATATTTGGCAAACATGTCGATATTTGCCCCGGCCTTGAATGCTGTTTCAGCAACATTACTAACCACACCACCTGAAGCATTTAACGTATCACGGATATCATCCCACTTTAAATTTGTTGTAGGTAAAATTTCATATACTGCCATTGTTAGCCCTCCTTAATTTTAGTGTAACAAGTTAAATTACCTTCGACCTTAAGGTCTCCTAGTACAACAACATCACCTTTAATAGTGACATTGCCATAGATAACACCTTCATGCGGAAGGTACACTTCTTTCTCAACCACCTTTTCAATTACCTTTTCGGTTGGGATGTCGAGCTTAAATACCCGAATCATCCAAAGTACGAACTTCTTCATAGCCTAGCTTTTTAAGTTGTTTTTTTAATATGACTATTTCTCTTTCAAGTTTCTTGATTTTCTTATCGGTTCTTGTTTCATAAGTTAGCAAGTGTCTGGCCGTATGAACAGCGAATGTATATGCTACTGTTGCGTAGTCCATAGATAAGAAGTTATCATTCTCTTCTACTGCCCATGGAAGAATAGTCTGCGTATATTGTGCAGATCCTCCTAAATTCAACCTATCTTGATTCATATTAGGTCTGTTCCAGTGATAAACGAAAGAAGGTGCCTTCGCTATGTCCAACAGAGACAAGTTGACCTGCTGCATGATTGATTTATATCTGATATCTGAACCATAGAATGAACCACCTCCTTCTGCAAGAATATCTCCGCTAAACCACAACACATTATCCCTACCTCTGATTTCCAACTGTGCTTTTCTTGTTTTACTAGTTTCGTACTGGCATACCTCAAATGTCATAGATCCCCAACTGCCATCATTAGATCTATATGTACCTATTCCATATCCAGTAGTCCATCCTACAGCCATTCTATCTTGCCATCCTAAAACATATCTGTATTTATAGTTAGGAATTACAGGTACTGCTTTACACCATAAGTTAGATCTATCTATACTAAATTCTTCATTTGCCGTAGATGTATAAGTACTTTCTACACTTTTACAAAAAATATCTCCATTTACATCTAGCTTAGCGGCAGGAGAAGTAGTCCCTATACCTACATTACCACCTCCATTACAACATATTAGATTATTGCCTGTATTGTGCTGCAAATATAGTGGAGCCGTGTAATTATTTATTTCATCAATTCGTTGATCTCTATTTCCGCCATTGTTATCGCATTCTATCCTAATATGATTTCCTGTATAACCGTGTGCAGAAACAAGTCCGTTTGTATATATTGTTCCATCAACTTGTAATTTCCCGTATGTTGGTCTATCAACTCCAATACCAACATTTCCACCCCCTTTACAACAAATCAAATCTTGTGAAGTGTCGTGTTGTAGATACAGTTTACCATTATAGTTATTAATTTCTGATGCTCTTGCTTCTAAATTATTACCAGCATTATCACATTCAATTCTTATATTTCTTCCTGTATAAGCATATCCCGAAATAACCCCATTTACATTTAAAGGATGATTTCCTGTTGCAGGATGGGCATAACCTATATTAACATTTTTAAACCAAGCCGTACCAGTAATACCTATCGCCCAGTTTTCCACACCGTTATGAGAAGCAATATCTTGCGTATAAACCCAACTTGCATTATTCGAATTTCCTAAATATAAAGGACTTTCATCTGAATTTCTTATTCTTGTACAAGTAGATATTTCTCCGCTTACATTTCCAGTTCCGTCAAAACTACGTCCCCACAATGTGCGTGCTGTCTGTAACTTAGTAGCTGTTCCAGCATTGCCTGTTATTGCTATACCCCATGTACCACTAGCACCACTACCCGTTTTAGTCGGAGCGTCTGTAATTCCGTACCCGGCCAAAGTAGTTGGTTTGCCGGAAGTAATATTGCTCCAAGAATGGTTATGACTGCTAGCAGCAGCACCAACGCTAGATGCTGTTATATTTATACTTTTAGCAGCAGTAGCATTGTAGGTAAATTGGTTAGTTCCCTCTGTTGTTCCTCCGTTCAGCTTTACCACTAGATTTTGCTTGTTAGTAACCTCTGAAATAGTCGGCCAGCGAGTAACGTATGCAGACGGAGCAGCCTTTAATAAAGCATCCCAATTAGCGTGCAGATCCGAAATAGTTGCTATGCTAACAGCGGTTAACCAGTTAGGCTTTTGCGCTTTGAGAACTGCATCCCAACTAGAGTGCAGGTCAGTAATA